CTGGAACAAAGATGGCACGCCCAAGGCACCCCTAGAGTATTCTAGGTCATTGCTAAGTAAGCTCCCGATACCCATCAAAAGTGGTAGGGCCTTCTTCCTTGGACTCACGCACAAGCGGATAGGTACGAGACCACAACGTATTTTCGGATCCAATCCGAAAAATGCTGAAATGGCAGACAACGAACTATTCGGTGTCTATAGCTCGGAGACTCTCGCTGACGCAGTTTTTGACTGGACGATCATCGACGGCGGCTGGGAAACGTCGATCCATCAGTTAAGACGCTTCGCGGAGTTCAAATCTCATAGGCTGTCATACAGCAAGATCTTCGAGTCTATCAAGTTCTTCCAGCACGAGTTAGTTCTCCCCGCGCTACCCATGCCATCTTTCGAGTCGATCTTCGACCTAAAGATTAAATGGCGCGCCCAGGCTGGCTTCGACTATCCTAACACGCCGAAGGGCCTAGCATGGCCCGGGGCTTACCACGACGCAAGAATCCTATGGGGCATGTTCGCCCGCAAGTACGTCCCAGCCTGTTTCGAATGGTCCGTCGGTGGCCGATGGCGCAGAAACAAGAAACAGTTTGACTATGACGTAGAATCACGCGCTGTACTTTTTAATAATTATTCAATGGACTTAATTTGTATGATCTTCGCCCAACGCATGACGTCCGAATTCAAGAAACTAGACGCTCATGGCAATTTCTTAGGTCATGCAATGCAGAAATTCGGCTACGAACGTTATATTAACTGGAGGAATAAGCCTGTGCGCAACGTACGAACGGGCGAGCTACTAGAACCCAATCTATACATCGCGATCGATGCCAAATCTCACGACTCAAGCCGCACGCGGAAACATAAGATAATCGCCATGTCGCTGATTAGAGGATGCTTCCCTAGAGGCGGAGTCGTAGACAAGTTTTTCTTCGCGATGACTTACAACCTCTGTAACCTAAAGGTCGTGACTCCGGGCGGATACACTTACCTCTTCCAAGATGGTAACCCGTCGGGCACGCCCTGGACTTCTTGGATCGCGACCCTGACCAACTGGATTGACTGGTGTTGTATCCGACACCGTTGTCCTCACCTTAAGGGAATTGCGATAGAAGTCGCAATCGCGGGGGACGACACTGAGATAAAAGCTCATTTGCCTGCCGGCGAGCAGATAGATTGGGGGAAAGTAGCAAAGTGGGCGAAGAAGAACTGCTCTCTGGACATTCCGATAGAGGAGTGGGCGTTCGAGGAATTCGACTCGACGAAGCATGTGCTGCGCGG